TCCGTGAAGAAGCGATTAAGGTACAAAAAGAACTAGAAAACCTTGCTATAAGTGATAATGAAGATAAAGCATTAGAACAAGCTAAAGAAGTGTTGAAACGTGGTTTTGAAGTCATGCTTGGAAAAGATTCTTTTGAAAAGATTTATGAAATATCTCCATCTGTCATTGTTTGTATGGACTATTTTATACAGTTAGCAGGTGGAATTGAAGAAGAACTTCGAAATATGGGGTTTTCAAAATCTCAACAAGAATTAGCAAAGAAATATATACAAAGCAAAAAGAAATAGGTGATGGCCATGGACTTGGCTTATCCTCTCACAGACACTGTGGAAATTGACGGAAAAACGTATAAATTAGATTTATCGTTTGATAACGTTTTACGACTAATAGATATGTTGAATGACAAGCAATTAGACGACATTACACAAATTGAAACAGGTTTATACATGCTTTTAGGTGTAGAACTTGATTATCCTATAGACAAAAAAGAAGAAATTTTTTACCAAATTTTCTATGAAACGATTGGGAAAGAAGTAGAGGAAAATATTCCAGTAGACATTGAAGGTAACCCAATGCCTGCAAAAAAAGAGGAAAAGGTGTATTCTATCAAACAAGACGCACCTTATATTTATGCGTCCTTTTACCAGGACTATGGAATTGATCTATATGAAATGCAAGGAAAATTACACTGGGAAAAGTTTAAGGCACTGTTAGAAGGATTAAGGCCAGATACGAAATTTAAAGAAATTGTTAACATACGAACAATGGAACTGCCAACCGGAAAAGGTACAGAAAAACAGCGTAAACACATAAGAGAATTGAAAGAAATCTACAAATTAGAGGAATAGTCACCCCACATTATGTTAATATTGTTTTTGAAATATATACATAATGTGGAGGGGAAAAGGATGTATAAAAAGTGGTTGTTTTTAACCATTTCGCTTATTGTTAGTTTATCTTTAGTCGCTTGTGGAAGCAATGAAAAAAGTGTTTCCAATGAAGAACAAAAAGAAAAAACAGTACAAGAGAAAGCAAAAAAAGAGCCGGTAAACATGGAGATTAACGTTAACAAAGAATTAAAATTTAAAAAGTTTGATGTGAATGTTAAGCAAGTAAAGGTTTACGAAAAAAAAGGGAAACTGTTAGCAGATATCAAACTAAATTGGACAAATAAAGCCAATGATTACGGCGATAAAATGACGCTTTTTGTCGCTACAATATTCGAAGTGAAACAAGACGGCAATGAACTTGAAGAAATTCACGACGCTTGGAATCCAGAAAATAAAAGAGGAAATGATGTGTTTTTCCCAAATGCTTTGGGTGGAAATACAGATGTTAAACTGACATATGAACTGTCGGATAAAAAGACACCAATAGAAATCACCTTTACACCAACAACAGAAACCGAAAATAGTGAAACTGTAATAGTCGAAATACCAGAGTAAACACAAAATAAAAGCAAAATATGACTTTTGAAAAGAATCCGTATTTAGGATTCTTTTTTTGTGCCTTTAAAGAAAGGCGGTGAGTAAATGGCAGATGGCAAGGTTGTTATTGATGTCATTCTTGACGATGGGACAGTGGCAAAGGGAGTAGCTAATATAGACAAGCAGCTTGGTGGACTCACTGGCGCAGGGAAAAGGGCGGCCGCAGGAATTAAAGAGATTGTCACATCTCTTGGTCTTGTAGCATTAGCCGCCAAAGCTATCAATATGGTGAAAAGCTCATTGGATGGAGCAATATCGAGATATGACACCCTGAACAACTTCCCTCGTGTGTTGCAATTGATGGGATTTGACGCGAAACAATCCAAAAAAGCTATAGACGAGCTCTCAGACGGTATTGATGGATTACCAACCACTCTTGACAGTGTAGCAAAAACAACCCAAAGATTGGCTCTAATGACAGGGGATTTAAAAGGGGCAACTAAAACTACCTTAGCACTAAACAATGCTTTCTTAGCGAGTGGAGCAAGCGCAGCTGACGCAGAACGAGGACTAGAACAGTATGTGCAAATGTTATCAACAGGAACGGTTGATTTAGAGTCATGGAAAACTTTACAGGAAACTATGCCTATTGCACTAAATAAAACAGCCGAAGCGTTTGGGTTTGCTGGAAAATCCGCGCAAAGGGATTTATATGAGGCATTGAAAAGCGGAGAAATCACTTTCGAGGATTTCAACAACAAACTTGTCGAACTTAATGATGGCGTTGGTGGTTTTGCAGAACTTGCACGAAAATCAACAGGTGGAATAAGAACCTCTTGGAGTAATATGAAAACAGCAATTACAAAAGGTGTTGCTGATGTTATAGGTGCTATTGACAAAGCGCTTGGGAGTTTTGGTGGAATTGCTGGTATATTTGATGGCTTAAAAGTAGGTGTACAAACAGTTTTTAACTGGATTGTTGCGGCTATCCCTGTTGTAGCTGAATGGATCGGAATAATCGTTGACAAAATCAGAGAATGGCTACCACCAATGGATGAAGTAAAAAGTGGATTTGAAAATACCTTTCAAGCAATTAATGACTTTGTAATGCCTATTGTTCAAGATGTAGTAAGTTTTATTCAAGATGTTTGGGGTGGCTTAGTTTCTTGGTGGCAGGAAAATGGAGAACAAATTAAACAAGCCGTTTCAAATGCTTTNGAGTTTATAAAAAGTGTTATTGAGTTTGTTATGCCGGCGGTCCAATTTGTCATTGAAACCGTTTGGACGGCGATCAAGGATATTATTAGTGGAGCGCTGGATGTCATCATGGGTCTAGTTCAAGTCTTCACAGGTATTTTCACAGGTGACTGGTCGCAATTGTGGGAAGGAATTAAAAAGATTCTCGGTGGTGCCGTCGATTTTATCAGCGGGTTAATGACGTTGCAATTTTTCGGCGGGCTTAAAACCATATTCATGAACTTGCTAAAAAGTGGCACCGGACTTATGCAGTCAATGTGGACGACAATTGTCGACTTCTTCAAAAATTTTGGATCGAACGTCAGCACAACCGCTACTGAAATGGTCGGCAAGGTAATCGGCTACTTTAAAAATCTGTTTACCGATGCAACTAATATATTTGGCCAATTGCGTACGTTTGGTGCCAGCATTTGGAACGCCTTGAAAGAGGCGGTGATTGGCGCGGCTCGTAATATTTGGTCGGGGGTTACGCAGCATTTTTCTAACATGGCGTCTAATGTACGTAATCTAATGCACAACGTCAAATCGTCAATTGTAAACATTTGGAACGAAGCTGTTTCGTTTTTAAAAGGGATTGACTTGACACAAATTGGAAAAAACATCATTCAAGGTCTAATAAATGGTATTGGTTCCATGGCAAGTGCAGTTGTTGATAAAGTAAAAAGTATCGGAAAAAGCATTTCAAATGGGTTTAAAAATGCATTAGGCATTCATTCTCCGTCCAAAGTAATGGCAGACATAGCAAAATGGATTCCAGCCGGTATCGGCGTAGGTATTGAGAAAAATGAAAAATCAGCAATAAAGAGCCTACAAGGGTTGACGGATAATTTATTAAGTAATATCCAACCTGAAATTGCAGTAACAAATCGGCTGCGAGGATTTAAACCATCATTTAGTTTTTCCANGATACCTTTTGCCGGCTTTGGGTATGCAGGGGAGATAGCAAAATCTATTAATCCTAAAGAAGAGTCATTATCTCAAACAGGAACCGTATTGGAGATTTATATAACATCTGAACTGGACGGAAAAACCGTTTCCAAAGAAATAGCAGGGCCTTTACGTATCGAACTAGACAAAATCAATGAACGCGAAAATATTTTGAAATACGGGAGGAAAAGCAAATGACATTGACAGTTACGTTTGACGGTCATGATATTACCCAGTATCTAAGAGTCTCATCGCTTAATCGTGGTGTCAGAACAAGCCGAAACTCCCGTACCGAAACGAGGAAAGGAAAAAAGGGTGTTATTTTTTTAGGCACCGAATCCTTTCTTTCAAAAATCGAAATGGGCTTTGTTTTGAGACATGACTTAATCGAAAAAAGAAGAAAATTGGCAGAAATATTAAATGTAAATGAGCCAAAACCATTAGAATTCTCGGACGAACCCGACAAATACTATTTAGCATTTCCGACCGGTGATATAAATGTTGACGAAAAAGTTTTTCTCGGTTATGGCACAATCACATGGGAAATCCCCGACGGTGTGGCGTACTCGAAAGCGGAGTACGTATTCACGAACAGAAGTTTGAGTGGCGCTTTACAAGACTTTAT